ACTATTGCAAGAACTAATGTATCTGGCGATTTAACAGGAACAATTGCGGCAGTTACGGCAGGAGCAACAACAGGCGCTCCGCTTGTAGATTTAGTATCTTACGTGAGAGGCGCAATGACTGTTCGTGTAAGAAATTACGGAACCGCAGCATTGAATAACTTTGTGAGATTTCATTTCAAGATCACGCATAACTAGAAATTTGCGAATTCAAAAAATTAAAGCCTTTCAAATAGAGAGGCTTTTTTATTGCCAAATAATTTATTATATCTTTGACTATTCTAAATTAAAATTTAAATGAAAGATTTATCAAAAGATGTTGAATATGCCATTGCAAACTGTATTGACGTTTTAAATTTTGACGTAGATATTGTAGAAGTAAAAAGCGAAAAGCTACAAGCTGTAATGTCTTCTAAAATTGATACATTTGCTTCAGCCAAAGAACTTATTCTCACTTGGCAAAACTCATTAAACGCCCCTAAAGAAACAAAACTTAGAAAATACGTTCAGGATTTAGTAGACGCGGGAGAAAGCGCTATCGAAGTTTTAAGATTTGCGCTAAGAAAAGATATTGATCCAAATGAAGTAGATCCTGAAAATCACGGAAAATCAGCAAAAGCAAAACCTTTAATTTTTAAAGCTATATCTGAAATAAACTCAGGAGTTCTACAATTACGACTACAATTAGACGCTGATAAAATAGATTTAAAATCTAGGGAGTTTTCTAGGGGTTTTGTAGAGAAATTTGCCAATCAAGAATTTTTCCCCTCCAAAGACTATCACAAAGAATGGTATGATGAAGCAACTGATTCGGTTATGATTTGTCCTTTAGGAACCAAAGGAAAAGTTATTACTCTTGATGGATTAAACATAATGCTTCCAAAAGTTCCGCTTAAAAAAGAAATATTATTTTCAAACTTGCCAAAAGAAGAACAATATTGGCGACGAAATGATTTGCCAAGCGGACTCACTCCCGACAACGAAGATGTGTATGTGGATTACATAATGAAAGAATTTGAAAGGAGAAGAACAGGCGTGTGGTTTATGAATAACGGAGAGCCTGTTTATCTTACTCCAGCGCACTATTTAGCGATGCAATGGGTTAAGATGCTTGACGACGGAAACTTTATGGGATTTCGTTATGCGCAATTAGAAATGTTTTATTTTACAAGGGCGTGCGCCATTGACTCGCGATGCCTTGGGGAGATTTTTTGTAAGTCGCGAAGAACGGGGTTTACCTACCAAATTATTTGCGAATTTATAAACGATGGAAGCATTTTTAAAACTCACTTATGGTATTCAAAATTTACCGTTTTTCTTTATTCCGGTAATTAAAGGAAAGATTGATAGCAAAACAGAAGTTGAGTTCTCAAAACCTTCAGACTCAAGCAAAATTGCTAAAAAGAAAAAAGACAATAGCACCGATGATTATTTGAATACAATTTTTAATTGGAGAAACACAACCGAGTCAAGTTATGACGGACAAAAAATGTTCAGATTGTTAATTGACGAAGCAAGTAAGCCATTACCTCCATTTAATTTAATAACATATTGGGGACGTGTGTCTCCAACTATTAATAACGGAGGTCGTATAGTAGGTAAAATATACGTTGGATCGACGGTCAATCCTTTTTCAAAAGGGGGTCTAGAGTTTCACAAAATGTACTATGGATCAATAGTTTCTAAAAGAGATGTTGATTCTCAAAGAACAACAACGGGCCTTTATGCTTACTTTCTTCCTGCACACAAGAATATGGAAGAATTTATTGATAAGTATGGTATTTGCCATACTGTCGTTCCTGAATGCGGATATTTTTACAATGCACAAGGAATAAAAAAAACTAAAGGGTCTATTCAGTATTTAGAAGAAATAAGAAGGCAAAAAAGAAGGCAATCTGATATTCTTTATAATGAAGAACTTCGCGCTAATCCAATGACTATTGAAGAAGCTTTTCGTGACGAAGCTAAAGGCAGTTTGTTTAATCTCGAAAAACTTAACGACCAAATTGATCATAATACAAACATAGATATAGAAAACACATTAGTTCGTGGTAATTTTGAATGGGAAGGAGGCGTTAAAGACACAACTGTTGTTTGGCGACCGAATCACAAAGGAAGATTTTTAATTGCCTGGTTGCCACCCAAAGAACTTCAAAATCGTTGGATTGAAAAGAACAATCAATTTGGCGGTAGAAGTAAGCACCCGTTGAACGAAGATTTAGGCTGTTTCGGCGCTGATACTTATGACATTGATGCTACGGCAGGAGCTAAATTAGAAAATACTGAAAACGGTTCTGAATACGATTCTGGGTCTAAAGGGGCAATTAGCGGAGTTACGAGTTTTTCAATGAAAAATGTTCCAAGTAATTTCTTTTTTTTAGAATATATTGCTAGGCCACAGACAGCAGAGGTGTTCTTCGAGGACGCACTTATGGCTTGTGTCTTTTATGGCATGCCGATTCTTATTGAAAGTAACAAGGCCAGAATGCTTTATCATTTTAAAAATCGCGGTTATCGTGGATTTTCACTTAGCAGATTCGACAAAGAAACTAATAGACTTTCGCCAACTGAAAAATTACTTGGGGGAATCCCGTCAAATAGCGCCGACGTAATAAATATACATTGGACTGCAATTGAAGCATACGTTAATAAATACGTTGGTTATTACGAACAAGGGGATGATTTGGTTCCTGTAAGAGAGGAAAACGAAATTGGATCTTGTCCTTTCAATAGAATGCTTAGAGATTGGTCAAAATTCAACGTTGGAAAGCGTACTGATTATGATATTACCATTGCGTCAGGTTATGCATTGGTCGCGGTTAACAGAAAAAGCTACAAACCACAACAATCTGAAAGAAAAGCATTAGGATTTACAATACGCACATACGCAAAATAGAAAAATATTATCGAAATGCGAATTACTATAATAAATTATTATCTTTGTTGATAAAATACATTGATACATAATGGATAACAATAAACAAGGCTTGACCTTATCTTCAACAGTAGCTTTTCCAAGTCAGCTTGATTCATTTGAGAATAAGAAACAACAGTCTTGGGGTTATCAATTGGCGCTAGCGATACAGAACGAATGGTTTTTTGGCTATAACATTGCTAATCAGCAAATCAGCAAATTTTATACCCAACGGAATCAGCTAATTGAAAGAAGAATGTACGCTAAAGGTCTTCAAGACATGAAGCAGTATATGAAGCAATTTGAATCTGAAGGCGACAAATCGTTTTTAAATTTATCTTCAAAGCCGATTTCTATAATTCCTAAATTAGTGGATATTGTTGTAAATGGAATGTGTGATAGAGGATATTCTGTTAGAGCAACTGCTATTGACCCCGCTTCTACTAATGAGCGAATTGCTTACAGAAAAAGAATTGAAGACGACCAATATGCAAAAGATTTTATTGTCGCTGCTCAACAAAAGTTAGGAGTTGATGTTGGTAATTTGCCAATTGACCAAATTCCAGAGTCTAAATTAGAGTTAGACTTGCATATGCAATTAGAGTATAAACCGTCAATAGAAATTTCAGAAGAATTAGCCATTGACCAAGTATTCAAAGAAAATCGATTTGAAGATACTACTAATAGACAAGTAATAACTGATTTGACTGTGTGCGGACTTGGTTGGGCTAAAAATAAGTTCTGCCCAGATAGAGGCATTATTTTAGAATACGTTAATCCAGAAAATAAAATACAATCATATACGGACGATCCTTTTTTTAGAGATTGTTTTTATCATGGCGAATTTAAAGTTGTACCAATTAGCGAAATTCTAATAGAATTTCAATGGTTGAATAAGTCAGAAAATAAAACTCAAAAAGAACAATTGGCAAGTTCGGCGGTTCAATGGTGGGATTATCATAGAATTTCACAAGACCAAAGAATAAAAGGAACAACCAACGTTCTTTATTTTACTTACAAAACCACAAGAGACAGAGTAAAAAAAGTAATTGATTTAGATTCAGGCTCTAAAGAAATTGGAGAATTTACTGAAGGAAAAAACAAGAAAAAAGATTTTAGAAAATACAAAATTGTAACGGTTGCTGAAGAAATACTTTTTGAAGGAGCATTAGTTTTAGGAACTGACATTTTGCTTAAATGGGAAGTTTCAGAAAATATGTCACGCCCAAAATCAAATAAGCAAAAAGTAATTGACCAATACATTGGAAAAGCTCCAAACAAAGAAAGAGGTTACATTGATTCCCTTGTTGCTAGAATGATTCCTGTTGAGGATAAATTAAATGTTCTAGAGTTAAAAGCCGAGCAAATTATTCAAAAAATACAACCTGACGGATTTATTATTGACCCAGACGCAATTGCTGAATTAGATTTTGGCGGCGGTTCGGTATATACTCCACAAAACATTATTGATATGTTTTTTCAAACAGGTAGTATTTTTGCGAGAAGTTTTGGAGCTAATGGCGACCCAATGTACAGCAAGCCAATTACTGAATTAAGAACAGGAGATTCATTAAATAAACTTCAAGCATTAAGAGTAGAAAGAGCAGGTTATTTAGAATTAATGCGAGATGTTATTGGGTTAAACAGAGCTTCTGACGCTTCAAATCCCGATAAAGATTCTTTGGTAGGTATTCAAAAAATGGCTGCTTTAAATAGCAACATAGCGACTAGACACATATTAGATAGCGCAAAATACATAACCAAATTAACTGCCGAAGCTGTAAGTTACAGAATAAGCGATTTGTTAAAATACACAAACTTAAAAGAAGATTTTGCAAGAAAAATTGGCGCAACTGCCGTAATGGATTTAGAAGCAATTAAGCAATTGCATTTATTTGATTTCGGAATATTTATTGATTTGTATTTAGACGCGGAAGAAAAAGCTAAATTAGAGATAGATTTATCTACTGAAATTGCCAATGGAACTTTAAGTTTTGCTGATAAATACAAAATATTGTCTATTCCTAATTTTAAATACGCTGTAAATTATGCTTCTATTTTGCGAGATAAGAGAATGAAAGAGATTCAGAAAAGAAAAATGGAAGAAATTCAAGCTCAGGCTCAAGCAAATACTCAATCTGCGCAAGCTGCCGAAGGCGCTCGTTTGCAAACAGCACAGGCTATTGGACAAATTGAAATGCAAAAACAACAATTGGTTAATCAAGGATTGGTTCAAAAAGAGCAAGTAAAAGGAAGTGAGGCTAGACAAACTATTGAAGCTAAATTTTTAGGAGATTTTCAAATTGCTCAGTTGGAAGCGGGAGCGCAAGTTAATAAGATAAATACAGTCGAAGACCGTAAAGATGAGCGTACTGCAAAACAAGCCACAATGAACTCCGAAATGATTAAACAGCGTAAAGAGGAATCTTCGGAACCTATTGATTTTGAAAACAAAGAGGCTAACAGCGAAATGTTTGAGCTAGAAGAATAATTAAATATACTTCCAAGTTTGTCGCATTATTATTTTTCTAAGCGCAATAGAAAAATAATATCAAAATCAATTCTATAATAGATTTTTTATATATTTGTTCAATAATTCATAATCTAAATTCAAATCACAATGTCAGAAGAAATAGAAAAATTAGAACCCGCTGAAGTTGTAGAAGTAATTACGGAACAACCGGTAGCCGAAGAAGTTATTAAGCCGTGGACTGTAGTAGACGATACTCCGGAATATCATCCTTCTTTTTTAGAGCAATCAAAAGCTGAAGAAAAAGAAGAAGTCAAAAAAGATATTATTGTTGCCGAAAAAACTTCTGTTAGTATTGACGACGAATCTGTAATAAAATACTTAAAAGAAAAGGGATTTAATGCTGAATCTTTAGATGATTTAAAACCTAAAGAAATTGCTAAATTAGATTCTGAAACTGAAAAGTATTTAGAGTACAAAAAAGAAACAGGCAGAAGCTACAATGACTTTTTGGAAACACAAAAAGACTGGTCTGCTGAGCCAAAAGAAAACATTCTATTGCAAAATTTAAGATTGGAAAATCCAACTCTTACCGAAAAGCAAATTGATAGATTGTATGAAAAAGAATATGTTGCTTCCGAATTTGCTGATGATGATGAAGTCACCGATAAGGAAATTAATATAGAGAAAGATTATCAAAAAGGTCTTGCGCTTTTAGAAGGTCAAAAAGAAAAGTATAAATCCGTTAAGGGTCTTGACGAATCAATACCAGAAGACTTTAAAAAAGCTAAGGAATTTGCTGATAGTTTTTTAAAACAACAAGAAGAAAACAAAGTTGCTTTTGAGCAGACGGCTAAAGATTTTCAGTCTAAAACTGATGAAGTTTTTTCTACAAATTTTGAAGGTTTCAAAGTTAAAGTAGGAGATGAAGAATTTAGTATTAAGCCTGAAGATGTTCAGGAAACGAAAAAAACGCTTTCTGATTTAAGTAATTTTGACAAAAAATTCTTCGACGAATCCGGCAAGTTGAAAGATGCGCAAGGATATTACAAAGCATTGCATTTTGCTATGAATACCGAAAAAGTTGCCGAACATTTCATTAAAATTGGAATGGCAAAACAACTTGAAATTGAAGAAAAAGAATCCAAAAACATCGTAGTTGATGGGGTTAAAAACATTCAAACAGGAAGTCAAATTAAGCGATGGAAAGTAGAAGAAGAATAAACGTTTTCGTGTTGTTGTTTTAATCAGAGTAAAAAAAGAAAAAAAACAACCAAAAAATTAAGAAAAAATGGGATTATTAAATGTTCCTGGAGTTATATTAACTCCTTCGCCTACAAAAGTTGCCACTCCGACTAATTACATTAGCGATAGTGAGTACAACTTGTTAACTCAGTTTATTCCTGAGTTAGAAGCTCAAATCATCGATAGATTTGGCTCTCAAATGATTACTGGTATGCTTGCCGAATTAGGCAAAGAAAGTCCGTTTCAAGCGGATTTAATTAAATGGAATGAAGAAGGTCGTCTTACTCAATTAGCAGAAGGGGTTACTCGCGCGGCAGATGTATTTACATCAACTGCTCACACTTTCAGACTTAACGAAATTATTTCTGTTAGAAATGCCGATGGCTCTGTAGTTAAGAAAG